TAACGTTGGTGTTAGCGTCTTTCCTACGGCTTCTAGTATAGCAATACCCATCTGCCAATTCGCGCTTCCATAGCGTAAATAAGAGGCTTTTTTTCTATCCATTAGATTACCTACCTCTACCCCATATAAGGCTCTGTAATGGCTTCCTACGCCCTCTGCATAGGCACTCATGCCTAGTCTATGAGTGTGGCCGCACAATACTGACTTACCCCATTTTTTAGCCAGGTTGAGGGCAGTAATACCAGCGTGCTGAGACATGTTGCCTTCATCGCCATGGGCCAGCATCCAGCCCGGTTCAAACTCATAGGCTTCTTTGTGGTAGGTCATGCCCATCTCAGCAAACCCCATGAACTTTGGGTACTGCAATTCAGGCAGGCTAATTAAGCCAGGTACTTTCAATAAAGTGTTGTAAAGCCTGTCTGTATGGTTGCTTCGGATAATGTGGCATTCTTTAGAATACTCACTTAGATCCCAGAGAATCTCCTTAGTAAGCTCACGATCTTGGTGAATGGTTTGCTTATAAGCCATAGGTGTTCCTTCGGCCCACTTGCTAATTGTATTAAAATCAATTTCATCGCCGACCACCAATACAGAATCAAACTTCTCCCTACGTGCTAACTTAATTACATTTTTTACAGCTGCCTCGTGATGGAAAGGAATCTGTAAATCTGAGATTACGAGATACCTTTTCCCCTTAATCTTCATCCTCTTCTGGAGTAGGAATAGATGGGATAATGCCGCCTTCGCCTACTACCCAATCGGGCATAGACGATGGACTATCCATTAAATAGAGTGCAACAGATTCAGAGAATCCGGCTTTACGTGCAGCTCTAAACATCTCATGCTTGGCTATATAAAACACTTCAAGCTTAGATAAAGGATCGGGTGATTTACGCACCACGCGCCTATTTATTTTCTTTCGCTTACGTGTATTAGCCATGTGATTATTGTCGCTTATTCATTATTAAAAACAGATCATCAACACGCTGCTCTAATCGTGAACTTCTTTCGTCTATTCGGTTAATTGCATCTTTAATCGATGTGCCAGAATTAGGGCGCAACTCATTAAGCCAGCCTTTAACTATAAAACGTAATCCGACTAGCACGCTTGATAGCACAGCGATAACGCCAGCTCCAAAGCCAGCCCATTCTCCCGGTGTCATGCTTCATCTGCACCGATACCATAAACAGGATCTGATGCATCTAAAGCCCTAGCTGCTGGACCGGCTAAAGCTGCAACGATCACAGAGATAGCAGGATCTAAACCTAATTCATTACTAGCTAAAAATGTTAAAAAAGATACTAATACCCCACGTGCGTAAGATTTTAGTATTGCTTTTTGCTTCTTACTGATTTTCATATCTTGCCTCCTAGTAGTGGTATATCAAACGGCCTGCCATCCTTATCACCAGATGGATTAAAACTAACGTGTATGTGCTTTGTGTGTTTGTTAAACCCTGAATACTTACGCCACTTGAAATTAAGAATCCTGCTCGCAATCATGCCGTTATGGATTACGTAAGATATGCGCTTATCGGTTTTCGCACAGATTCTGATTTGGTCAGCCAGATAAACCGAGAGCCCTTCGGATGTATCCAGCCTAGAATCAATATCAATGGCTCGCACGCATCCGGTGCTGTCTGGATTATGATCTGATTTGCGGGCAGAGTGACGAGCATCACCAACCCACCCATCACTGGTAGTGCGGCGATCTGGATACCAGGTATCAATTTGATCCCTTAACTGCACACCAGCTGCACATAACCATGGTTTCATTTGCCACACTTCCTCAAGATTGTGCTAAGCAGGTTTGATAGGTAAATCTATTTCATCTGCTTTGCCACCCTGCTCAGGTAAATCTCTCAATGCTTGGCGATAAGTAGCCCAAGCAGATTTATCTATTGGACTATCTATTAATTGTGTCCAATCGGTGTTTGCTAATTCTGCATTACGCCATAATCTAATTTGTTCCCATTTTTGTTCATTGTTTGCATCTGGGTAAAATCTATTAAATTCAAATTTCATATTAGGCCGCCAAATAAGTTAGAGTGAAAGCAATAACGTCATTTACTGCCCAAGTATGAGGAACAGTTGAAGTTATTGCAGCTGTTTTTAGATATGTTGCATCTGCTCTATCTACTTCTAGATAAACTGTTGTAGCATCACCATTCCAAGCATTTCCCCAAAAGGTTGCAGTTCCATAATCTGCAAGGAACACTTTTGCAGTATTGTAAATATCAGCAGCTGAAACTGGCAAAGTCATTGATGGGTTTGAACCAACAGAGCTAGTTGAACCTAATGTAAAATTAAAATAAACTGTGACAATTTTTCCTGTTTGTGCATATTTAGCAATTACAGTTCCATTACCTGTTGTTAAATTTGCAAGCGTTGGAGTATAAGTTTGTACGGAAGGCCCTGCAGAAGCCCCAGCACCTTTAATAAATATAGCTGCAGAAGTACTTGTAAAATTTAGTGTGCCACTTTCGTATTGTGCTAATGCTAATGAAGCAGAGGTGTTGACTGTAGCTGTGCCAGCTGTAATTGTACATACTCCAACACCAAGATTAGTTATTTGTACTGTGTCACCTGCTGCAAATAGAGCAGTGTTTACAGTTATTGTAGTTGCACTTGCGTTGCTCATAGATATGGCAGTACCAGCATCGGCAGCTACTAATGTATAACTTGCAGTCTTAGCGGATGCAGCCCCGCCTAGCATCGCTGTCTGTTGCAATGAAGTCATCTGTGCAGCTGTTAATACCTGCCCAGTTGTAAACGTTTGTTTTGCCATGATACCCCTTAGTAACTTAGGACATTATAGTCTAAAGTGCCATAAATTGTATCATTTAGGATAAATGCGTCTATGACTGGCTCTAATGTCGTGAACGTGGTTTTCCAACTATTCGGTGATATATTCATTTTGACACCGAAAATCTGTAGTGTTTTTTCTAGGGTAGATCCACCTGGCTGGGTAGTAATTACCTTAATAGGATCAAAGAAGTCTAGGTCTAAAGCTGCAATTATGCCTGTGTTGTAATTAGGTGTGTATAAATCTAAGACTATGGAATCTACTCGAATGCTGGTCTCGGCTCTGCTAGCCACATAAGCCTGGGCATAATCTAGAGCTACTGCATCAGTCTCCATAAGTAAATTATCTAAGAAATAACTGTGTAAAAAGTATTTTTCTATGCTGGCTTGATTTAAGGCTACCTGTGCGCTGCCGCCAGTCCTAGTAATTGTAGCCTTATTAAATACAAGCACATCATTAAGAATCCAACTAGCATCAAAATAAATTATCCCTGTGCCGTTATCTGCAAACACTGTTGCAGTGCCGCCAATAGATCCAGCAGTTACTGATCTATCTTGAAATACAAACGAGCCAGAAGCATTAACATATAAAGATCCATACTCAGATGAGGCCACAGTAGTTAAAGCCTGTAATGCTGTGCGGTTAGTGCCGGGATCTGCCTGCATTGTAGTAAGACCTGCATCTACATCACGCATGCCAGATGGCCAGCCAATTTGATCTAGAATCTGATTAACACGTGTGCCTGATAGATTGCCAGCAGTAGCCCCGGTAACTGTGCTGATCTGAGCTAACTGGGCTAATCTAAATGCATCTACTGCCTGTATGGTAGTGATGGCTAAATCTTCACCAGAATCATCTGGGTATGTAGTTACATAACTTGTAATAAAGCCCTGAAATATTGGATAGATAACACCGCCATAGGTAGCACTAATCTGTACTTTCTTCATGGGTGTAAGTAACTCGTAATAAGGCCCTGTTACATTCTGTGGGTTAAAATCACCATTCTGATCTACTATGCGTAATGTAAGTGTGCCTGTCTGGAATTGATCTGATAATGCAGTACGGCCTCGGTTAGTTTCTATGCGGTTTACTTTGTCGGAGACATCTACAATTACAGCTGTGGCATCACCTAGAGTATTAGTGTCTAATATTCCTGTATCTAAAATCATTGTCTGGGCAAAGCCTGGCCCTGTACTAAAGTTAATTACAGCATTTATTACTGGTAACGTCATTATAAAGATCCAGCAGGTACTGTTGAGTAACCTGACCTTGTGGCCACCTGTATGCTCTCTGCTATAGCCTGGCTCATTCTGTCACCACCTGCATCTACAGTGACTCTAATCTGCATAGCCTCTTGTGGTGTAACTCTTAATGAAGAGAGTGGATCATAAGAAGTTGTAGCCGGTGGCATCCCAGCATAATTAGGATTAACTAGACCGTTAATAATTGAGTTTGTGCTATCAATAGCCTTAGCACCTTTAGTACCTAGAGCAGTAGATAAACCGCCTAAAAGACCTGCAAGGGCTGCAAGGTCTGTAGTAGCTGCTTTATCGGCTTGTGTTACTTTTAATCCACTGAGCGGATCCCATTTTGCTAATCTATCAAAGGCTGATTTAGCATCATCAGCTGCTGCAGCTAATTCTTCTAAACCTTGCTCTGCGTTTCTTTCGGCTAAATATTTAGCAGCCATCGCAGCGTTACCGTCTAGGATTGCTAACTTATCTGCTATGCGTGCTTTAGTTTCTTCATCAGTAGCAGCATTAAGTGCAGCCATCAAACCTATGCGCTCTACATCGTACTTATCTATAAGTCCTTGCAGGGCAGCCTTAGCCTTTAGTGCAGCGTTTTCTTGGGCACGTAATTTATTAGCATTCTTAATAGACATAGCTTCTTTAGCACGTGCAATATCTGCACCAGCACTAGCACCTAAACCATAAGTAAAATTAGAAGTAGGAGCGTTTGCGGCAGCAGATACGCCCTTTCCAACATTATAATAAGAGCTTAATACTGGCGCATTTCTTAATATAAAGTCTAAGGCACTGCCATTACCTACCTTTACATTAAATAATTTGTTTAATGATCCTACTAAAGATGTTACGCCTGCTACTAAATAAGATATAGCAGTAGCGGTACTGTTTAGATCACTTGCAAACTTGTCTAATGATTTGTCTTTACCTAAAGACGATAACGCATCTAATAAGCCTTTACCAATAATCTCTGTAGCATCAGCTGTGGCAACCCTAAGCTTATCCATTTTGCCAGAATAAGTATCTAATCTTGCTAGGGCTTGACCTGAAAACTTTCTACTTAATTCATCAAGGATCTTACCCATATCACCACTAGCCAGGGTTGCCTTATCTAAGCCTGCACCTAGTCTAGATAGAGCTGTAGTTTGACCTGCAAAACCTTTAGCCAGGGCTGCGCTGACTTCTTCGACAGATCTACCTGTAGCAGCTGATACATCTAAAGCAACGGCTAAGGCTCTTTGGCTTTGGATCAGTGAGCCGCTCGCGGTCAACAAAGTCTGGAATGCTGGTCGTAATTGATCGTCTAATACGCCATACATTTTTTGCAGGTTGGCTATGTAGTATTCAACGTCTGGAGCTGAGAATTGGTAACCGGTATTTTTTAATTGAATCTCTAATGATTTAGCAGCTTTCTGATCTGCGGCAAAAGCAGATGCGGCCTTCTTGCCAAAGTTAATTATTGCAGCAGCACCAAAGGTAATACCTAAAGTTCTTCCTAAACTTTTAAGGCTCTTTTCAAATGACGTTACATCTTTCTTGCCTTTAGCAAGTCCTTTGCCGTTATATTCGGATAGGATCGAGAAAATTAAATTAGCCATTTACTGCCCTTCTAATTTCAGTGCGCTTAACAAACTTAGCGGCAGTTTCATCTAATGCTTTTAATATATGAGACATGGCTTTACCTTGCTCTTCGGCAGCCGCTCTGTATATTAATCTTCCCTTTTGCTTATAACCTTTATTGTTACCAACCATGCCCTGTGGTCTAGCGTTAACTAATGGGCCTGCAGCTGCAATAAACTGTGCGCCTGCTCTAGGGTTATTTGAATGTGAAATACTTTTATCAGTTTCGCTAACATCTCTACCAATCCAGGGTGCGCCACCTGGACCTGATTTACGACCAGCAGTTTCAAAGATAGCACCTGGTGCGCTGTTATTAGACACGTAGTTACTAGCAGCCCAACCTTTTGCATTACGCTTATTTCTGCCAGCATTATATTTAATGCCATCTATTACCTGTGCCTGATTATATTTAGGGAATGTACGATATTTCATAGGTCCGACAATGCCAGCAGCTTTAGTCCAGCCAGATAACACTTCTGTATCTGCCGGAGCATAGCCTCTAGCTTTATCTCTAATAGGAATCATGGCAGCTCTAGTTTGTGCTTGCACGTCTTTTAACAAATCTTTATCTACGAGGCTTAAGGCTTTTTTCATCTCTTTAATGCCTGTTACGTTTACTGGCATTCTTGATCTCCTTAGCTCGATCAGATAACACTTGAACTATTGCCCTAAGCATCTCTGGATCCATATCAATAAAATACTGCGGCGCGATACCTGTCTCTATCGAAAGACTAGCGATCGAATAGATCATAGAATCACGCTGTACTATTTTTTTTCGTCATCCAATACTTCTACGGTATCTAAAGAGTCTATAAACTCTGTACCGAAGATAGGCACTGTAATATTAGCTCTACGTAAGCACTCCCAGGCAAGCCAGTAAATATGGGTTTGTTGCTCATTCTCACGTAGCATTTTGCTAATACCGGTAGACCATTTCAACTCGAAAGCGTACTCGACACCCCGTGTAATTTTGTGTTCAGTAACTTCACCGTTAGCCCTTGTTATCTTTAGCTTTGCCATTAGTTCTCCTTATGCTACTGCTACAGTTATTACGCTGTTGCAGGTAAATGTAATGCTTTGTGATGAAATATCGCCAACAGCACCATTTACGTTTTGTAGGTTATTAACCAATACAGTAGTTGAATATGATGGATTTGTCGCTGATACTGCGCCAGATGATTGCTTAATTACCAAAGGCACAGTTGTACCATAGGCAGCACGCAAGGTTGGAATTACTGTAGTTGCAGCGTTATCATTTAAGAAGTCTAGAGTGATTGTTGAAGCCTCTAGGCCCTTAGCAAACTTATGAGCAGTGTCGCCCATAGCGGTTATTTCTAGTTCATCAAATGATTGATTGATGGTAACAGATGTAACATACGCTGAAAGATCAACGCTGTTAAATGTTACCGATGCGGTGTTATTTAAGAAAATTGCCATTGTTACTCCTTGTCTTTCTCTTTAGTAGTTGCAGGTTTTGGTGCTTCTTCGATCTGACCTATCTTTTTTAAGAAGGCTAAATCTTCAGGTGTTAGACTCATTTTAACTCCAGCTCGTTAGAATTGATACAGTTATCTCTGACGTTAATAAATCTCCACTTGCCACACTAGCGATAGCTGGAGCGGAGACACTTGATATGTTTAGCACCAAAGATGATGCGTTTAACTTAGTTACTACAGCTACAATAAAACTCTCGATACCGGCTAGGTTGCCTTGGTTATCTAGAGCTGGTGCTGCTATTAAAATAGTAAAATTGGCTAGAGGTGCAATAGATGTGTAGTCATTATTAGACGGCACTAAATATGGGTCACCAGGTAAAATTGAGACGCTGTTTGCAAGAAGCGTACTGCTTGGAAAAGCAAACGTTGACCAGACGCCAGGATTAGCAAGGTCTGTTGCTAGCGTGCTTCTAAGGGTGGTTATTGCGGCTGGCATTAGCCGACCAGTGAGTTAGGACTTGAATACGGCTGGATGAGACCACGCACCCTATTTATCAGTTGGTATCCCATTCTGTAGGGACTAGCACTGATCCCATCCATGCCTACCCCACCAGTCTGACTAACTTGACGTGCTTGCCAGATGTCTACAGCTACGATCATCGCAGCCTCTCTTATGGCAGGGGTCGCAGTGTAAGCCTGTGCTTTATGCTCTGGTCCGAGGGCTCGGCCGTATGGTTTGATAAAATGAAAGTTGTCATCCGCAGCTGTCTTTGCGTATTGAATAAAGCTGTAGCCGTTAGGGTATGAACTAAGTGCGTATGTACTCCAAAACATTGTGCCGATTGAAGCGGGCACTGTAGTACCTGGAAATGATCCTGTTAAT